GCCGCCAACCCAGATCGATGCCATTCATCCTCCTGGCAATCCTGATCCAAATCGCAATCGGAATCGTCGTTTACCTCGCGCTTAAGCAATGAGCGATCACTGGTCCACCACCGATCTTGCCCGCCTAACTCACCTCACCCCGGGCCGAATCTCCCAACTCATCGAAGAAGGCGTCATCCGCCGCGGCGAAGAAGGCTTCGACAAGGATCAAACGATGGAAGACTGGAATTCCTACCTCCGCGGGCAATCCGACATCTCCGCCGCTCGGCGCCAGAACGTCGAGAAAAAGAACGAGCTATTGCAAATCGAGATCGACCGCGCCAAGGGTGATGTAATGCCGGTCTCCGATGTGATGAAAGCCTGGGAGAACATCATCTTCACCGTGCGCGAGAAATTCCTTAGGCTGGCCGCCAAGATTTCTCCACGGCTGCCGTTCTGCAAGAGTGAAGCCGAGATGGCGAAGATCGTGGACGATGAGATCCGGGAAGTGCTGTTTGATATTTCCAGGACGCCGGATTATCAGGGGGAGAAAGAGAAGACGATCGCGCAATCATGAACATCCAACACAAAACAAAACATAGAATCTCCGTCTCGGATGTGCCGCTTGAGATGACATCCCACGAAGCGGGAAATCTAACCAGGGACGGGAAACGAATGAGCGAGTGGCTTCGCAAGCGCGGACTTATGCGGAACATACGCGGAAGAGTTTTGAGCAAGTGACCCTCGCCGCCCTAATCCGACCCGCCTATCTCCTCTTCGCTCCGCCTCCAAAATTAAACGTCGCCGAGTGGGCTGAACTCTACCGAGAGATTCCACGCGGAACATCCGCCGAGCCGGGCAAGTGGCGCAACTCGCGATTGCCCTACCTGACTGAGATCATGGAATCGTTTACCGATATGGAGGTAAGCGAGACGATCATGTGCATGGCGCGCCAGATCGGGAAGACCGAATGTCTACAGAATGCCATCGGCTATGTGATTGACGTGGCGCCGGCCAATGTCCTTTTCAAATGCCCGGCAATGGATAGCGGGAAACGATTCAGCCAAAAGAAGCTCACCCCAATGATCAATGCCATGCCGCGACTTCGGGACAAGATCCCAAAGAATCGGCAGCGCGACAGTGGAAACACGATTCATTCAAAGCTATTTCCAGGCGGTTCCATTTCCATCGTCGGAGCCAACTCTCCCGTTGGGTTGCGCCAGCTCTCATGTCAATGGGTCATCCAGGACGAGATCGATTCCGACCGGCCAAACGCAGAAGGCGATCCAGTAGATCAAGCCGATGGGCGCGCGGAGAACTTCTCTGATGCGGTATTCATCAAAGCCAGCACTCCGACGATCAAAGGAGCTTCACGCATCTGGGCGCTCTGGGAGGAATCAGATCAGCGGCAATGGCATGTGGATTGTCCGCGGTGCAATCATTCTCAGATTCTCAAGTGGTCGAACGTCAAATGGACCTGGCCAAATGAAAAGGGAGAACTCATCAGCGAGCCCGAGCGCGCGGTCTACGTCTGCGATTCCTGCAAGGCGGAGCTTTCAGACTTCGAGCGCGTTCGCATGGTCATGCATGGACGATGGGTTGCCAAATATCCGCATCGGACTCGCCGCGGCTACCACTTGAGCGGTCTTTACCGCATCATGGGAAAGAAGCGGACTTACCGGACTTACCTGCATGAGTTTGTTTCGGATTTCCTCGACGCGGTGAAGGGCGGTCCGGAGCTGCTCCAAGTCTGGACCAATACTTTCATGGCCGAAGTCTGGGAAATCGAGATGGATAAGCTGTCCATCGATCCGATTTACCTGCGCCGTGAAGCCTATGGGCCGGAGCTTCCGAAGCGGGTGCTCGTGCTGACTTGTGCCGTGGACACTCAGGCAGACCGGCTGGAATATCTAGTCATTGGCTGGGGACTCGGTGAGGAAGTTTGGGCAATCGAGACGGGCCGACTGATGGGCAATCCTTTCGGGATGCGGATTTGGAAGGCCTTGGATGCGGTCATCAACAAGACTTGGGACCATCCGCTGCTCGGCAAGCTCAAGCCAGTGGTCACGGTCATCGACTCTGGCGGCCAGCATGATGATCAGGGCTTCGCCGAGCCGGTTTACAAGTTCGTTCGCCCACGGCAGCCGAGGGAGGTCGGTCCCGGAGTCTATGCCATTAAGGGAAGCTCCAAGAATGGCGCTGCCCTCGTGGTAAACCGAAGGCCAAAACATGGCATCTGCCTCAAGATGATCGGGACCATCGTTGCCAAGCTTACGGTTCAGAGCCGATTGAAGCTTGATGATCATGGTCCGAGGTTCATCCACTTCCCGATCGGACACGGGTTCGATGAGGAATCCTTCGCGCAGCTCGGGGCTGAGGCGGCAAAGAGAGTAAAGCGCCGAGGTTATGAGGTCCTCGAATTCTACAAGCTTCGACCACGAAACGAGATGCTGGACATGTTCGCTTATTCATTCGCCGCGGTGGAGATTCTGAATCCGGACCTGATGTCGATTGCAGTTCAGGCGAAGGCCAAGGAGAAGGAGATTGAGCCGGAACCATTGCAGCCTGCGGTTCAGTCGCCGCAGAAGGTAAGGCCAGTGCCGCGGGAATTCCTGCGTAAAACTCCGAAGTTGCATCAGCCTGGTTTTGGATTTAAGCGCCGGTTTAGATGAATTGACTTTCCTTCCCCCGTTCCAGAGCTTTCGGAATTGTGTCCGCCGCAGTTCCGACAAAAGAACCAACCGAGCACCAGGCAGGCAACTCTCTGGTATGGGATAAGACCGTCGATGACTATCCCGCAACGCTCTGGACGCTCACCTACTATATTCGCGGCTCGATAGTCGGAGGCTTCACTCAATCCATCGTAGCCACCGCTGACGGAGATGATTATTCGGTCAGCGTCACCGCGACCACGACATCGATCTGGGTGGCTGGAGATTATTGGCTCATCGGCTATGTCTCCAATGCAACGGAGCGGTTCGAGGTTTATCGAGGCAATCTCAAGATCCTGGCCGATGCCACTCAAGAAACGAACTTCGATGGCAGGACCTACAATCAGCGTTGCCTTGATGCCATCAACCGGATGATCGAGGAGGGAATGATCCGCGAGACGGTTCGCTATTCCTACAATGGAGTTTCTCACGAAGTCCGGACCTTTGAGGATGCCTTCAAGGCCAAGGCGTATTTCGAGGAGAAGGTTGCCAACGAGCAAGGCGCCGGACATTCGCGCAAGATCTACACTCGATTCCGATCTCCAAGATGAATCCAATCTCCTACCGCCAGATATTCCAGCAACTGCGTCAGCGCATTGCGCTAAGCATCGCCGGCAAGCCGCCAACTCCTAAGACTTCCGGGAAACGCAGTTACTCTGGCGCGCTCCAAAATCGGCTCTTTGCCGATTGGCTGCTCTCAGTCCAAACCGGCGATGCTTCCCTCCAGAATAATCTCCTGACGCTGCGCGATAGATGTCGGGACATGGACAGGAACAACCCTTGGATACGCCGTTATCTAGAAGCCTGCGAGGATAACATCCTGAAGCCGCGAGTTGCTTTCTCGCTTCAGATGCAATGCACCTTCCCGCCCGATTTCAAGAAGCCGGACAAGATGGCCAGGGATTTGATCGAAATGAAATGGGCCGAATGGAGCCAGAAGAAAAACTGCACATCCAATGGCGAAGATTCACTCTTCGAGGTTTGTCGTCTGTCGGTGCGGTCTCAGAAACGCGATGGCGGAATCCTTATTCGCAAGATCAAGGATCCGAACATCAACCAGTTTGGATTCGCTTTGCGCATGATTGAGATTGACCATCTGGATCACAACTACACGACGAAGCTTTCCAACGGAAGTCGGGTAGTTATGGGAGTCGAAAAGAATTCCCAGGATAAGGTTACAGCCTATTACCTGCTCGAAGGTCATCCCGGCGATCTTCTTTTCGGAGGCAACCAAGGAAACCGCATTCGAGTTCCAGCCGATGAAATCATTCACTATTATCGCAAGGAGCGCGTCACTCAGTCTATCGGAGTTCCTGAAATAGCTCCGGTCGTGGTGCGCAACAGGCACCTTGACCAATATGAGGAGGCTGAGCTCGTGGCCAGTCGCAAGGGTGCAGCGAAGGGTGTCTATTTCATAAACGCACAAGGTAATCAGTATAAGGGAGAATCCGCAGAGACTTCTGATGATGCTTCATCTGATGGTGAAGGTGCGCAGATG